GGGAAAAAAGATGGTGCTTATCCTAAATGTAGAGCAGTCCATGTCGCGTCCAAAATGTCAGATGATGCCAAAAAAAAGGCATGTGGACAAAAAAGAAGGGCTGAAAAGAAAACCCCTAAAACGGGTAAGGGTAATAAACCTACAATGGTATCCAACAAAAACTTAAAAGAAAATATGTCAAAGACAGTTAAGATTACAGAAATAGAACTATATACTATAGTTGAAAATGTTATAAAAGAACAAAAAGAAAAATTATCAAAGTTTGATTCGGTATCGGATATCGCTGAATGGTCTAAAATAGTCTCACAATTTTCAGGTGACGATTTTAGGTTTGTAGAATATAAAAGATTTAGAGCCGCGACTGATAGTGATGGTGAGTATTTAGCTCATTGGGACCATAAATTAGGAATGGGGTTCTTTGATGAGATGGATTTAATCCCTGAAGATAGTTTAGAAGGATTAGGTATTGTTAAAGACGATAAAGAGTACGAGTTTTTTGGTGATTTAAATGAGACCGACTTACTTGAAGGTAAGAAAAAAAGTAAAAGTAAAAAATCTAAAAACGCTTTATGTGCGAGAGGTAAGTCAGCGGCTAAGGCTAAGTTTGACGTTTACCCGTCAGCATATGCTAACGGATATGCGGTACAGGTCTGTAAAGGTACTATAAAAGGTTTAGACGGTAAAAAAAGGTGTTCAGGTAAATATTGTAAGGGTAAAAAGTAATAAACTATTATTCGTTTATTTTTAATATTGAAAGGGTTATATTTATAGATATAATCCTTTTTTTTTATGTCATTTTATTATAAATTTGGTACTGTTGAAACTACAACCCCTTGGAATAGACCTACATTGGAGGTGTTTAATGAGTGGTGGGAAGAATTCAAAACATTTGAAGGTGTTTCTGATTATGATTTCTATCTGTCAGGTAGTTTTCTGACTTTAAGAGATACTGATAAAACATGGGACGTAGATGTTATAGTAACAGGTCCGATTAAAAATTTTGTAAATTTAAGTGATATTTTAAAACACGGTAGGTTATTAGGGTTTCAGAAAAAAATCTTTATAGACCTTTTCTATTACGACTCAATAGAGTTTTGTTACGGTGAAATTAGTGAGGAAAATATTAAGTACTACCTTAAAGGTTTTTTACTTGGGCAAGAACTTAAGATTGTTGATGGTAAAACTGAGGTCGATAGAAAACTTCATAGTACTTTAACTCCGGGTAAGCCATATGGTTCCGATGTGGGATTTGTTTACACAAAACAACCAACAATCAAACAGTTAAACAACAAGGAAAAATATCACCCTACAAACCGAGCAAAAAAACTAAATTAAACTTCTCTACGTTCAACATATTAGTTGACTTATTAATAATAATGTGTATCTTTACATTGGGTTAGATAACCAAACACGAGAACGGGTTATAACCGAACAATAATTTATTAATAACAAAAAAAGTAAACATGTCAAACATTTTAGACGCGGTTCTACAACAGTACGAATCAAACAAAATCGAGCCAAAATCAAACTCGAACAGAATGTCTCAAGACGAGAGACTTAAAAAGTATTTCACCACTATCTTACAGAAAGGTGAAAGAGAAGGTCAAAAAAGGGTACGTATCCTACCTACTGCAGATGGTACGTCACCATTCAAAGAAGTATGGTTCCACGAATGTCAAGTTGGTGGTAGATGGATGAAAATCTATGACCCAGGAAAGAACGAAGGTAAACGTTCACCATTAAATGAAGTTAACGAAGCACTTATGATGACAGGTTCTGAGCAAGACAAAGTCTTGGCAAGACAGTACAAGTCACGTAAATTCTATATCGTTAAAGTAATCGACCAAGACAAACCAGAAGATGGTGTTAAGTTTTGGAGATTTAAACACAACTATAAAGGTGATGGTATCTTAGACAAAATTATCCCAATTTGGAAGAATAAAGGTGATGTAACTGACCCATCGGTTGGTAGAGACTTAATCCTTTCACTTTCATTAGTAAAAGCACCAAACGGAAAAGAATATACTAACGTTGCGTCAATCATGTATGATGACCCAACACCTATTTCTACAGACGCGGCACAACAATCAGAGTGGACCGATAACGTTATGACGTGGGAAGATGTATATGCTAAGAAACCTGAAGAATATTTAGAAGCAATCGCTCAAGGTCACGAACCAAGATGGAGTTCAGAAGCTGGTAAGTATGTATATGGAGATGGTGAAAACATTGTAGAAATTTCAGGAGGTACATCTACAACAACCAAGGTTGAAACAACACCAACACAGGTAAAAATAGAAGATACTCAAGCAAACGCTAAGGTAGACGAAGACTTACCATTTTAATAAACACTAATCATATGGTACCGACACGGATGTCGGTACCATATTATCACACAAACAAATATGGCATTAAAGAAAAAAGACTTTAGTAGTATTAAATCAAAATTCTCAAAACAGGCGAAGTTTAAGTCTGACAGATTTTTTGATTTAGGACCATCCTTTTTAGATGCTACAGGGTTACCAGGTCCGGCTATGGGTCACATTAATATGTACTTAGGTCATTCAGATACTGGTAAAACAACTGCCTTAGTAAAGGCGGCGGTAGACGCACAAAAAAAGGGAATATTACCTGTATTCGTCATCACTGAACAGAAATGGGATTTTCCACACGCAAAATTGATGGGATTAGAAATTGATGAAGTCGTTGATGAAGAAACGGGTGAAATTGAATATGATGGATTTTTCTTATTCAACAATCACTTTGAGTATATTGAACAAATAACGGATTATATTAATGAATTGTTAGATGCTCAGGCAAAAGGTGATTTACCATACGACCTATTATTCCTTTGGGATTCTGTGGGTTCTGTGCCATGTAAGATGACTTACGATGGTAAAGGTGGTAAACAACACAACGCATCTGTATTATCGGATAAGATTGGTATGGGACTTAATCAAAGAATCTCAGGTTCGAGAAGAGTTGATAGAGAACATACGAACACATTATTGGTTGTTAATCAACCATGGGTAGAATTACCTGATAATCCATTTGGACAACCAAAGATTAAGGCTAAGGGAGGGGAATCGTTATGGTTAAACTCAACATTAGTATTCTTATTTGGTAATCAAAAAGGTGCTGGAACAACTAAAATTTCGGCAGTAAAAGACAAAAGAAAGGTAAGATTCGCAACAAGAACTAGAATATCTATTATGAAAAACCACGTAAATGGAATGGGGTATGAAGATGGTAGAATTTTAGTCACTGCTCACGGTTTCTTATCAGGTAAAGATTCGGCGGAAGAGAAAAAATCTTTAGAGAAATACAAGGCTGATAACGCTCCTTATTGGAAGACGATGTTAGGTATTGAAGGAGAGTTTGGTCTTTCGGTGGACGGAGAGTAGAGAGAGTAAAAAGTATATATGGTTTAACCTTTCAAGGTATATAAATGAAAAACACGTTAGTAGTTGACGGAGACAACTTATTTAGGATTGGATTTTACGGAGTAAAGAACTTTTACACTAAAGGAAAGCATGTTGGAGCTATATACCATTTCTTAAATACGATTAAGAGACATATTCAGGCCCATAATTATAACAAGATAGTAGTATTTTGGGATGGGTCTGAAAACTCTTCGTTTAGGAAAAAAATATTCTTACATTATAAAGATAATCGTAAGAGTAGAAACTTATCAGAAGAACAACAAGAGTCTTATAACTTCCAAAGACAGAGAGTAAAACAGTATTTAGAAGAATTATTTGTACGACAATCAGAATTTAGTGTTTGTGAGGCAGATGATAATATTGCGTTTTACTGTCAAAACTCAGAAAACGAAACAAAGGTTATTTTCTCATCAGACAAAGACCTCACACAACTTATTAGTGACGATGTTAAAGTTTTTTCACCCACAAATTCCTATATGTATGAATTGGGTGATAAGATTGAATTAAATAAAGTAGACATACCAACATATAACGTTGCACTTACAAAAATTTTTGTTGGAGATAAGAGTGATAATATTGATGGTATTCAGATGTTAGGTGAGAAGACGTTCGTTAAACTTTTCCCAAAGGTTCTAACGGAAGAGATGACAATCCAACAAGTTCTAACAAGGGCGGAGGAGTTATTTACCGAGGACAAAAATAATCGATTAGTTAATAACATTCTCACAGGAAAAACAAAGAGAGGTGTGTTCGGTGAAGAATTTATAAATATTAACAAACAAATAGTAGATTTAAGCGTACCTTTGTTGACCGACGAAGCAAAAAATGATATACTTGAATTAGTAAACGAACCATTAGACCCGACAGGTAGGGGATGGCAGAACTTAATTAAAATGATGCACGAAGACGGGTTATTTCAGTTCTTACCTAAACGTGACGATGGTTGGACAGAGTTTTTCACGCCACTCTTAAAATTGGCGAGAACAGAGAAAGAAACATTTAGTAAAACAAACAAAAGAAGAAGACATGAAAGAAAAAAACGATAACTCAACAAAATTTGAGTTTCTATTAAAATTGAATGACAACATTGTGTGTCAAAGATATTTTAATGTCAAAGGATTCAATTCTAAAACGTTAAAATCGTTAGAACTTCACAATGAAGTTGCTTATGTAGTCAATGAATTAAAAGAGACATTGAAGTACAAAACTAGTGATTATATGGCGGAAAACTATCACTTATTTTTAGATGGTGGTGACTTAGAAAAAGGTAATACTCAGAACGATTATTTCACTATTTCGATACGTAAGGACGATAGAGATGTGATTACTCGTTACTTTGAAGGTTCAATCTACCCACCTAAAGTTAGGTACACAGTAGACATCAGACCTACACTAAGAAGAATCTTAAAAAATTTCACCGACACATTGTCAGGAAAAAATGCAACTACAAACTATCTAACATACAAACTTTAATAGTATTTATTTTAGGGTAGTTAATTAAACGAGTATATATGAAGGATAAAAATTTTGGATATTTAGGACATAGCTTTCAAATATCTCTACTAAATAATTTAGTGGAAGATAAGAGATTTGCAACGACTATCATTGACGTGATAGACCCTAAGTATTTTGACAATCAGTATTTTAAATTGATTGGTCAAATGGTGAAAGAGTACCACAGAAAATATGAAACTTCACCTTCATATGATGCACTCGAGCAAATTGCGAGATTAGAGGTAACACAAGAAATGGCACAAAGAAATGTCATGGATATGATACGTCAAATCAAAGAGCACGAATCTAAAGACCCATTGTTTATCCAAGAAAAGGCGACTAAGTTTTGTAAACAACAAGAGTTAGGTAAAGCAATGGCTAAAGTTAAAGAAATAATGGACAAAGGAGACTTTGAAAATTATGAAAGGGCTGAGGCGTATATTCGTGAAGCATTACAGGTAGGTGAAAAAGATTTGGGAACCCAAGACGTATTCGACCACTTAAGTACTGTTTTAGATGATGATTATAGACATCCGATACCTATGGGTATTGAGG